TTCCTAAAGATACAGAGGCGTTAATTAAGAAACTTCAAGATGAAATTATAAAAATAGATGAGAAAATATTACTAATTCGTGGAGGTAATAAACCTGCGACCCGAGGTGTTACCCCTGTGATTCCGGAGAAAATTGATCGGATAAACAAACGCTCAAGTCAATTAGGGTTTAATAATTTTATAAAACCGAATGATGACGAAATTGCCGCATCGATGCTGCCAAAAGCTGATGTATTACAATCCGGCGTTTTCGGTGAATCAACTGGTGAACTTAGTGCAGAACAACGTGCCAGATTTGGGCTTGATTCGCCTTTGTTTGCAAATGCTTACACCACCACGCCAGAACAATTTGCTGCCAACGTTTTGAAAAATGGAATACAATTTGCGGGACATGGGCTTGGACTTGGTAAAGTAACATCATCTGATGCTGGCCCTGGCAAGCAATCAGTCAACCATGAGGATGAACAAGGTTTTTCTGAAGAATATTTGCGAAGTGTGATAGACGGTACGCATCCAAAACCTCTGCCTACTGTTGAAAATGCAAAAAAACAATTAGCTGCCCTACTGGAAGAAAGAAAAAGAAAGTTTTTAACATCAGAAAAATCTTCATATGAAGAGAATACGAAAGTACTTGGTTATAAACCTCCCGCAAAGCAACAATCAACTGGTAATAATGCATCACCTATTCAATCACCGGTTTCTACAACACAAAATTTATCTCTGCCAATACCTGCTGCCCAAGCGCAGTATGACAATGATACCAAAGTGCTAACGTACAATGGCAAACAATACAAATGGGATCCAAATGCACAATCAACCGGGCAAGGTGAATTTGTTTGGGCCCCTTTTACGGCTGTTGGAATTAGAGGCTACGGCACAACTGTCGTAGAACTAAACTCAAAAGGAACTTTCACCAAATATGTAAAACCAACTGCGCCGGCCGCACCAGCGATTCAATCATCGCCAACGTTGGTTAATAACAACGATATGACTTCTGCTGATCGAGCAGAGTTTGAGGCTAAACAAAAAGCATCAAACGATAAACAAAAAGCATACGATGCGGCGGTAACAATCGCCGAAATTGAAGAGCAAACAGAAAGAGAGTTTTTAAAAGTAGGACAATCTACATATGGAAAAAATACTGCTGGAGTTGAACTTTCCAAAGAATCAAATCCATTCGTGGAACTTATAGAAAGATTGTTAGTATTTTTTCGTGGATCAAGAAGAAGTGACGTTAAATTGGGCCCTGATTATGTTGACAATGCGTTCATTGACGATTCATTTGATAGACTTGCATCTGGAACTAAAATAGCTACAAAGGAAATTGTTACGGTTGTTGCCCCAGCCACCGACAAACTGCTGGAAGCCGGCTTTAGCCAAGGCACAGGCGGCGCCGCAGTAGCCAAGGCAGCGCCACTTGCCCAAAGCGGCAGAGCAATATTAGCCAAAGCGCCACCGCCATTCAAACCAGATTATAAAAGCAATACTGACATTATTGCAGAAGCAAACAAACAATTTTTAAACGAACTTAGAAGTACGCTTACTGGTCTGACTAGAAAAGAATTAAAAGCCGCTCTTCTTCCTGACGGCGTTGGTGTATCCTTCGGCCAAGCAAATCAAGATAATCTGTTTCGTGGTGAACAGCTTAAACAAATAAACGACACTAGCAAAAAAATTAATGAAGGTGCAATCAATCTTTTTGGTAAAGAGATTGGGCCTATGTTTGCGCCTATGCTTGATAGAATGTCAACGTCATATTTTGAAGCTGGTTCCAGAATAGTTGGAGGACAACTATTTAATAAATTCGGTGGATTAGATGCTAAAGAGACTATGGGAATTACCGGGCAGGTGATTGGAAATATTGCTGCTGGTAAAAAACAATTAGCGGCTGAACAATTATTGTTTGGTATGTCTGGAGGTAGAAAAACCGGTATTGCTTTAAATGTAGAATCTCTTTTTGCTAAGTATGGATTTGAAGATCCCGAACAAGGAATTTCATACTTTGCAGATGTGTTAGGCGAAAAGGCTACACAATACACTGGTTTGCCGAAATTACTGGGTGCAAATGATAGAAACAAATCTATAGTACGTGATCCAAGAACTGGCAAATCTGTTTACGTAGACTCGGGCATAGAAGCAAGTAAAGAAGATATACAAGCAGGTTATGGTGGGCGTATAAGTCAGACTTCTATTTTGCCGGCGCAGTATGATAACTTTGCTCCGATTAGCTTTGCTGGTCAACAAGCCATATCGGGAGCCGTGGCAGGTAAAGGAGGCCCGAAAGATCAATTTGCTATACTTGACGACAAAGGTGAAGTAAGAGGACGCATGGCTGCTGGCATGCCAAATTATTCTGGTGCTCAAAATTCTGCCGAAACAATAAGGCAAATAATGGCTGCCAACTCAGAAAATGTATCAAGAAATGCAGTCTTTGGAACAACTCAAGCCGAACGGGATAAAGGTGGACCTGCATTAGTTGCAAGAGAAGATACTTTCGTAAGGGCCCAAACTGAACTTGCCAACCGAGAAATACAGACTCAAAAAGACCTCGCAAAAGCGGCCGCAAAGCGTGACTATGACGCCGCCCTAAAAGCTGCAAAGACTGAAGAAGATGCTAATAACGAAACAAACAAGTATAATAAAACACTATCAGAGATTGAAGTTGCCAGCGGCGTGCGTAATGCTGATGCTGTTATTAACACATTAAACAAAGGCACCGCCGGAGATGGTACAGATCCGACCGGCTTGAGGGTTTCAGGAAGAAGACCCGGACAATTGTTTGATGCGACCAACGGCGGTCAACGTGATACAAAAGGCAACCTAATTATCGATCCAATGAAGGAAATTGGAAATTTTGGATTTGACATACTTAAACTTGCAGCCGGCTCTGAGTTGACTAAAGACATTAAAAATCCTTACATGCAAACGATTACAAACTTTGCAATTCAAAAAGGAATGAATTACGCTGTTGAAGCTATGATGAATTCAATGACATCAACAGCAGCAGCAAGTAGTGGTGGTGGTGGTTACGGTGAAATTGGTAAGATGGCTTCATCAGCATTTAGTTGGATTACGAATCTGTGGCCTTTTAAAGATGGTGGCCTTGTTCAGCGTCATCAAGATGGTGGCAAAGTCGAGGGTGCAGGAACTGGAACATCCGATTCTATACCTGCTTTGTTGTCTAACGGTGAATTTGTTGTCAACGCCTATGCTGCGGCCGCTAACATGGACTTGTTAAATGCAATAAATAAAAGTACATTACCAAAGAAAACAGGCGGCGGCACAAATTATATTGACAATGGTGGTCCTGGAAGTCAAGGTGACTTTGGCGGCAGCGGCAGCCCAGGAGGTTTAGGGGTTGGTCCCGGACAAGGTGTTAGTACTTCTACTCAAAGTGTGGCGTTAGCGGTAATGGCGTTTGCAGATAAGTATCCTGGTTGGGCACCAGGCGGTTTGGCTGTGCAAATTGCGGGCTGGCTTGCTGGCAAAGCGGCAGATTCTCAAATGGAAAAAATGGATAACGCAGTGAAGGCAATTGACGCAATTGATAAAGCAAATGAAGCCGCATTAGCAAATGGCTCCTCAAGAACATTTGATCCTTATAACGGCACAAAAGGCGTTTTGTCCGTATCCGACGAAAATGGAAATGTTAAATCGTTTGATCCATATGCCGGAGATTCTGCAAAAGATGCTGGCCGCCGGGGCCCAGCGGCCGATACTAATAAAGGTCCTGCAGCACTCGGGCCAAGAACAGCGGACGCTCTTGCGTCCTTCCTGGGTGCCAGTGCCGATCTTGGCAAACCAGGAGGCGGAGATGTTGCTGAAGGCTCATATGCTGACCCTGGAGAAAAAGGTGGCGAACATATGGCAAAAGGTGGTCTAATCACAGGCAAAGGATCAGGAACATCCGATTCTATATTTGCTATGTTGTCTGATGGTGAGTTTGTTATTAACGCCAAAGCAACAAAGGCAAATTTATCAATACTAAAGCAGATAAATTCTTATACAGGTTCGGGTTCAGTTTCAAAATCTCAATCCGATAGTAATTTATCTATAGAACCCTTTAAAAATAAATTTAAAGGCTTTGCTGACGGAGGTTTAGTTACTGCTGCTAATAAGAGTAGTACTATGAACGCTGTGCCGAGACCTACTAGCAGATCGCCATATATTTTATCTCCACAAACAAACAATTCATCATCAGAAAATCAAAACAATTCTTCAAATATGATTATTGGACCTAAAACATCGACAAGAATTGATAACTCAAGTGTGACGAATTTTTATAATCAAGCAAGCGGAATGATTGATTCTATAAGATCAGTCACTCCTCAAGTGGCATAAAAAAGGGGAAGCATTTTACTGCTTCCCCATAAAGTCTCACAGGAGAGAGACAGACTACAAAAGATTAGTCTTCAGCGAGTTTCTCAAAATAACTCAAATCTTCATCGTCATCGGTAACTGAGTCTGCAACTGTAGGTTTCTTAGCGGGTGCTGGTACCAACGTTGGTTTGGTTGACGCTGTTACTGGTACGTTAGGTTTAGTGGAGTAGTAATTATCTCCAGCAGAACCATCTTCAAGCCCAAGCACTTTGTTCAAACGTGCTTTCAATTCATCATAAGACTTAAAGTTCTTTTCGTCTAAGAATTCAGATAATTTGTACTCTTGTTTCCAAATACGTTCCATGTCATCTTCGTCACTAGACAAAGGTGCTGGTGTTTCAAACTCAGACTTATCATAGTTCTGATAGCCTTCAACTTTACGAATCTTCAACTTGAAGTTCGCACCTTCCCAGAGGTCAAATGGATTGACAGCGGTTTCATCTTCAAACTCAGGATTCATCTTTTCGTTTAACTTGTCAAAAATCTTCTTGCCAAATTTAAACAATTTAACTGTTCCGTCATTGTCAGAATTTGCAGGGTCTTTGACAATGTAAATGTTTGCAATATACTGCAACTTACGTTTTTGTTTACGTGCAATATCTTTGTTAGCATCAGAACCAGAGTTCCAAAGAATGCCGTTGTGTTCGGACACTGGATCTTTCTTGTTGAGTGTAGTCAACGAATTTTCAATGTACCATCCACCAGGACCTTGAAACGAGTGCTGAAATAATTGAACCCAAGGTACATCTTCGCCTACGGGTGCGGGAAGAAAACGAAACGTTGCGAATCCGTTGCCTGCTTTGTCTACTGTGGGTTTCCAGAAGCGGAGGTCTTCGTAAGACTTCTTACCTTCTTCTTTGTTTGAGAGTTTGGAAACTGCGTCTGTGAGTTTTTCCAAATCTTTGGTGCGTGACTTTTTCAAATCTGCAAATGATGATGATGCCATATTAGTATTTCCTATCGTATGTTAAGTATTAAATGTATGTTTTGCTTGTCCACTTTTATCATAATCTACTATGTTATATAGTCTATCACAATTCTCTTTTCGTGACAATAATCGGCAAACCTTATTAGGTTTACGTATTACTGCCACTACGTCACCACTAGTTCTCTTAGTGACTTTTTCATCCGTGTCATATCGTAATTTAAAAAGGGCTGGTACTTTTTGCATAGTTTGCTTACCTCTTTGTAGATTGGATCATGTATCATTATATCATACCTTTTGACAAATTGCAATAGCGAATTGAGTATCGCAAGTGTCTCCAGACTGATTTCTTTTCTTAAATATTTCTTTATGATCGGTGGATGATCTCCACCTTTCGCAGTAAAAAATTCATTCAATTCGTTGGCTGTCCAACCAGAGATAAAATCCATCTCATTCTTAAATACATACGTCAACGATTCTTGTCTACGTTTCCATTCTTTGTAGCGTTCTTCACACTCTTCAGACAGAAGTTCGCCGACCCACATTTTTGTGTCGTGCATAAAGTTAGAAACTAAAAACTCTTCTAAGTAAGCATCTTTACGATTGCCAAGTTTAGCAAAGAAGATTTTGTCTTTGCGTTTCAAAAAAGAGTCGTATGTGACATTGACTTTCTTGTTATACTTGAACCAATCGTAACTGTCTAACGTAAAATGATTTTTAACTCCTAAGTAAACCTTGTATGCGTCTATAGCATCCATCTTCATTACTCATCCACCTCAATAGGCAATCTTGCTTTAGGTGCAATCATTCTTAATTTCATTGCTTCGCCTTCAATTGAAGACTTCAT